AACAATTCCGTCAACCAACCTCGCCAAACACTGGGATGGTTTCAAGGTGGGTGGAATCAAGCCAGCTTACGAGCCTATAATCTGGGCGGTCAAGCCACCCGAGGGAAGCTATGTCGACAATGTGCTCAAGTGGAGTGTAGGTGCGGTTAATGTGGATGAGTGTCGGATAAACCATAATGGTCAAGATGGTGTTTATGGTTCAAGCAATAAATCATGTAAGCCTACTTTCTGTGATAGTGAAACTGTCCATGATTTTAAAAGTGAGAAACATAATAAGGGCAGATTCCCTGCCAACGTAATCCTGAGCCATCATCCTGAGTGTGTGCAGGTGGGAGTAAAGAGGGTGAAGGGAAATGCACGGCCAAATCAACTGGAATCTATAAGGAAAATAAAAGATGGTGTTACATATCCTCTACCAGATAAGCGAATTCCCTGTAAACTAGGTGACCCCAACGGCTACGAACAAGTCGAATCTTGGGACTGCATGAAAGGCGGAATTACTGAAACTGAATTAATTATATTTGATGGATTGCAGGCAACCCCATTTGATTCTATTTCTTCTCTCTTAAAGATGATGCGTCATATAATTTCCCATTTATCAAAACTTTCGGATATCCCTTATAACCACATTGGGGACAAATATAATTTGCGGGATTATGAAAATTTCGGTGAAACTGTTGGTCTGTCAAAATTACCAAGTTTTCGGGTCTGTTGTCAATCTTGTTCCCATTTTTATGATGAACTCGCTCATAAGATTTTAAAGGTCGCCCAATTATCTTCTCAGCAACTAGCCGATGTTCAAAAGGACGTTTTCCATTTCCTATGTTTACACGTACATAACCATGAGACGTTATATGACGACCCCCTTTCCAATTATGATGATTTTTCCCAATTTGAGCCTTGCCAAGACATTGAATTGAACAAACTTTTTGAAGCACTCCCTTCTTGTGAAATTTTGGCTGAAAGGTCTTTTTACAAACAGGGCATTTCTGAGGAGGATTCAAAGAACGTTTGTAATTCCAATAACAAAGATGAGAGCAAAAAGCCCGTTTCTTCCGATAAGCATAAAATACTTTTTGACAATGTTTGCATTGATGCTTTGTGCCACCGCCTCTTTGTCCTAACTTATCGAGTTTGTTCATATTATTTACCCATAACTATTATACCATACAACATAGACTTGTCAAACTGTGCCGTGAGGTTGCTGGATGAGCAGAGCGGGGTATCTTGTAGAAGTACAAAGAGGAGTATCCGAACTTCGGTAAGGAATCCTTATTATTTAACAGGAAAAGAATTTATTGATATGAGACAAAAAGCTCCAGATGGTTATGGCGATTCAGGTGGAGCTTCCCGTTTCTTTTATTGTGCCAAAAGTTCGAGGGGAGAGAGGAATGCTGGACTGGAAGGAATGGAGGATAGACCGATAGCATTAAATACTGGCAATGCTCATAATGTTGCTACGCTTGGAAGGGAAACAAAATATAAAAACAACCATCCCACCGTAAAGCCCATAAAGCTATTTGAGTGGCTGATTAAGCTTATAACCAGAGAGGGGCAGGTTGTCCTCGACCCATTCATTGGCTCTGGTACGACTGCTATTGCCGCTCATAACATAGGGCGTAAATGTGTCGGCATAGAGAAAGAGGATGAGTATTTAACCATAGCCAAGAGGCGGATAGATTATTGGAAAAACCAACCTAAGCAAATGGAGATAAAAATATGAATATACAATAAATAAAAGGAAATTATGTCAACTAAAGGAGATAAAAAAATGTATCAGCCTAAAGAATATTTTTATAAAAATCGGACATTCAAATGGGGTGAAGATTTAACCCCTTTGCAAATAAGGGCATTAAAAAAGGGAGAGGTTTTTGTTCTCCTTGGAAAAAATGGCAAACCTCACAGTAGGATTCTTATGGATTCTTATAATCAGATTAGAGAGAGACATGTTGAATGCCAATGCAAATTGGATGTTGCCATTAAGGGATTAACTATCTAATTGTGTTGCATAGGAAAATTATGTCATCAACTTAAGCAGATGGAGATGGGAATTTAATGATATTAAACCTTAATCAATATCTAAACCCGAATCATACAGAGCTGTTCCAATCTGCCGATCCGGAACTCGTGGTCTACGGTGGGGCTAATGCAGGTAAGACATACTCAATAGCTGATAAATTATTATGGCAATCTGTCTGGCAGAATGATCGACCACTTAAGGCTATGGTGATTAGAAAGACGTTTCCGGCTCTCCGAGTATCTGCCCTTGAGATACTAGAGAAGAGAGCTAGTCTTTTCAAGATGCCATTTAATCTTAATAAATCTGATTGGATTGCACGATGCTATAACATGACATTCGTATTTCAGAGTCTTAACAATAAGGAGGATTTCGAGAAATTAAAATCACAGACGGATATTGATTTCATCTGGATCAACGAGGTACATCAGCTAAGAGAGCCTGATTATGATGAGTGTTTGAGGCGGATGCGCGGTGGCAAGGGCAGGTTTGAACAAATAATAGTTGATTTTAACCCAATAGGAAAGACATCTTGGGTGTTCCAACGATTCTTTGAGAAGAATATAAACAATGCCAAGAAGCTGAGATATACGATATTGGATAATCATCCCGGCTATATGGCATTAGAGAAGTCACAACGGGAACTTGAGCGACTCAAGGCGACTAAGAAATATAATGAGAATTATTATAAGATTTATTTCCTTGGTGAATGGGGAGAACTGGAAGGGCTAATATTTCCTAATTGGGATATAGTGGATGCACCTCCTGATAATCCAGATGAGGTATTCTATGGTGGTGATTTTGGCTACAGCGTAGATCCTGCTGCATTGGTTCGAATATATCGTAAAGCAAATGAATTCTGGGTTGAACAAATTATCTATGAGACCGAGCTTACTAACATTCAACTAGGAAACAAAATGAGGGCAAAGGGCATAAATGATACTGATGTTATTTATTGGGATTGTGCAGAGCCAAAGTCTATACAGGAGCTTTATGATATGGGATTCAATGTCAAGCCTTGTGAGAAAGGACCCGATTCAGTAAGGGCAGGGATTGACTTTCTTAAAGAGCAGAGAATCCACATCATTGACGGCTCGGAGAAAATTATAACAGAGCAAAAATCTTATGTCTGGAAAGAGGATAAAGATGGGAATACATTGAACGTTCCTCTCGAAATGGATAACCATGCTATGGATGCTATACGGTATGGGATTTACACACACTGTAAAATAAAGATGGGTGCTATAGGAATATCGAAAGTAGGGACAGGTGAGATATGGGCATAAAGAATACGGTACGAAAATGGACTAAAGACCTCACCAATGTCCAATTCATGAAATACAAGATAGCCAGTCAAAAGGGAAGGGTGACGAAACTAGAGGGAACTGTCCGTAAGCTCCAGCATCTTGTCAAAGATAGTATGCTTGCCCTAACTGATGCTGTAGCAGGATACAAGAGCAATGCCTATCCCACCTATCAATCTGCTATAACAGAGATAAATAACAAATACAATGGGACGGCTGATTGGGGGGTGCTGCAGACAGGGAGTATTATTGATCTGAGGGCAGCTTTTATCGTAGGTGATGGCATGATAATATCAGACAAAGAACCGGGAGAAGAGCCATCGCCAGAGCTAGAGTGGGTAGAAGAATTCTTTAGATACAACGATCTTGATAGGGAAGTCATTCAGGAGTTTGCTAAAGAGGCAGAAATTGAGGGTAAGATCGCTTTGAAATTAGCAATAGAGGAAGATAAGGAAGAAGGCGAAGAGATAGATGAGAAAGATAAGAAATGGAAAGTATCTGTCCGGTTCATCAGTTGGTTGGACAAGAAATATGAGGTTATACCTAATCCACTTGATTACTTGGATTATCAACAACTCAAATGGAAAGCCACAGGCAAGTACAAGGCAGAGATGCTCGATGCCAAGGAGTTCGTATACAAGAAGTTCGGTGGGCGGATAATGAATCCAAATGAGGCAGCACCGAAGATAATGAAATGCCTCCCTCAGATAGAAAGTTTTGATAGGGCGCTCTGGGACTGGAGGACTATAAACCATATCTTCGCGGGTCCAGTTCTTTATGCCGAATGTGAGGATAAGGCTGAGGTTGATCTTATGCTTACCGCTTTTGATGATAAGAATTTCAAGCTTAGAAAAATCTTGGCTGGTACTGCTAAGTTGGGCTTTATAAAATTAGATGTTGGGGGCATAGATTCAATTGAGAAAGAGATTGCTAATTTAGCAAAGGTGATAAGTGGTACGACAGGCGTTCCTGTCCATTGGTTGGGATTTGTCGATCTCATGTCAAATAGGGCAACGGCAGAGGATCTTATAAACATGATAAACGGTGCAACAACTAAAGAAAGGCAAACATGGATAGGTACTTATGAAGAGGTTATAAAGAAGGCAATGGTCATGTGGAATAATGCCGCCGAGAAGGGGATGAGCAAGGAGAAGCAACTTGATCCCACTAAGATTAAGGTCGATATCCCGATCATAACCAAAATGCACTATGACCGATTGGAGAAGATATTCTTGCCCGCTACCATAGCGGGTTTGATTTCTGATAAGACTTTCTTGACGATGATACCAGGACTTGATGTTAAGGCAGAGATGGAAGAAAAGGAGAAGAAAGAGCAGAGCGAGCTTGAGCAGGTAAAAAAAGATAATGAGGATTTAAAGAATAACCAATTGAATAAAGACTTATTTGGAGGAAAGAAAGGAGAGGGAGAGGAAGAATAAATGCCATACACAGAAATTAAGAAGGAAATTGTAAACGGAAAAGAGAAATGGTGCTTTCGGAACAAAGAAACGAGACAAAGAATTTGTGCTGATACCAGAGAAAAAGCTGTTCTTGCAATGAGGGCTAGATATGCACATGCTCAAGAATTATCCAGAATAAAAAGATTTGTGCTAGTAAAAGAGGGGGATTAATGTGCTGTGGCAAGAGGGTGAGACTTCCTAGTGAGAGGGAAAGGATTGTCTTGACCACAGGGAATATAAATGTAAATTTGGAGAAAAAAGGAGCAATTAATGATAACGACAAGAGAAATAAACGTAGACCTAAGCAAAGGCGGTAAGCTTAATCGGGTTACTACGAAGGATATTGACACTAGTCCCAAGGTCAAGCTTCCCAAGAAGCCAATTAAGGCGAAGGGAATTTCTACCTCTAACATCGCAGATGTGGCGGATATCCGAGAGAAGAAGAGGCGTGATGATATTGCAATGGAAAGAAAGCTTGCAATGAAAGACGAAAAGAAGGTTATGATGGCGGAGAAGAAGCCTTGGAATAAGATGAATG